GTTTATGGAAGTTTGGGTGAGTGGCTTAAACCAGCTGTCTAGAAAGCAGCCGATCTGAAAGGATCCGTGAGTTCGAATCTCACAGCTTCCGCCACTATTTTATGAAAGGAGTGAGTTATGCCAAGTGTGTTTTTGACAAGCGACACGCACTTCGGACACGTTGGTGTGACGAAGTTCTTGCGTGAAGATGGTACGAAGTTACGTCCATGGGACTCTGTTGAGGAAATGGATGAAGAAATGGTCAAGAGGTGGAACGAAACAGTGAAGCCAACTGACAAAGTTTACCACTTAGGTGACGTAGTGATCAACAGAAAGGCTCTGCAGATCATGCGTCGTTTGAATGGTGATAAGGTTTTAATTAAGGGAAACCACGATATCTTTAAGATGGAAGATTACCTTCCGCACTTTAGAGAAATTCGTGCGTACCACGTGATGAACGGAATGATTCTTTCTCACATTCCACTTCACCCAGATAGTCTTGGTCGTTTTGGTACAAACATCCATGGTCACTTACACTCGAATGTAGTTAAGACCGAAATCAATGGTGTTACTGTTCCAGATTTAAGATACATCTGTGTGTGCGTGGAACAGACAGACTTCCGACCAATTCTCTTTGAAGATGTTATCCAAAGAGTAAAGGATCAAGGTGGTGCAGTTGGTTTCCGTAACGGTAACAAATAAGGAAGATGTGTTGCAAGGTGCGACAGGGGTTTGCTAAACCCTCGTCCAGAAATGGGCTGATAGGTTCGATTCCTATATCTTCCGCCAGTTGAAAGTGCTCCCATAGTTTAATGGTAAAACTCCAGATTTATACTCTGGCTATGCCTCTAGATGAGGGGATGATCTAGGTTCGAATCCTAGTGGGAGTACCAAATGCCCCTGTGGACAAATTGGTAAAGTCAGCACTCTCAAAAGGTGTGCCGCAGGTTTCTCGGTTCGAGTCCGAGCAGGGGTACCAAATAATTGTTGTCTTGCAATGAAAGATGATGTATAATAATGTTTCGTTGGGGATGTGATGGAATTGGTATACGTATCGGACTTAAAATCCGAGTTTTGCGGGTTCGAGTCCCGCCATCCCTACCAGATTACTGTCGCTGTGGTCTAATGGAGAAGGCAACGCTCTTCTAAAGCGTAAGATGTGGGTTCGATTCCTGCCAGCGACGCCAGTTATAGGAGTCGTTATGTTGATTAATGTCGGTTCTACTTGGCGTGGCTCTGATTATTCAGAGTTTGTCGTAGAAGCAGTAAAAGTTCTTGCTGGTGACACTTGGGTGCACTATGCCAGAGCAGATAAGTTTGGGAGTGCAACTGATCAAAAATTCTCTTGTCTTGCAGGAGCATTTGTGGTAAGATTCTCTCCTTGTGTTAGTTAATGTAGGTGGAGCCAGTTGGACAGGCACTGGATTGCAAACCCATGGAAGCAGGTTCGATTCCTGTCACCTACTCCAAAAAGTTGTTGACTTTTTCTTCATCTTGATGTAGAATTATGTCTTAGTTAGTTGATGTTCTTTTAAAAATTTAGAAACTATCGCAAGTCCTCTATAAGTCGTGGGTCGAATACTACGCAATGAGGCATGAAGTAAGGGAGTTCGCTGGAAGAGCGAACTTGCTAGAGTTGCGTTGGGTTTTATTTTGGGGCAGACTCTAGCACTATGCACCGTTGGACTTCTGGTGAGGTCACCACCCTTTCAAGGTGGCTAGGTTGGGTTCGAATCCCACACGGTGTACCATTAGTTGTGTTGTTATGGAAAATTTGGTGTATCCGATAATGCACTCTCACTTACGGCTCTGTGTGCACGCACCCGTAACGAGTTGGACTACGACGAGATAGGATTGATCATCCCATACAGTAAGCGTAGGACGTTAAAAGCAAACGAATGAGGTTGGGCTCATTCCATAACATGACAACACAACTAATGGTAGTTTATGGAGCAATTGATGCTATGGCGTGTGCATCCCGAGACTGTAAATCTCGTCCCTCTGGGTAAACATTGTTGGTTCGACTCCAACTTGCTCCACCAGAATTTAGTGAGTGCTGTTCACAGCAACCGTGTTACAAGTCAGAGGTTGAGGCTTCTGTATCGCAAGATAGTATGTTTACATACACCGTGTTACAAGTGAAGGGTTGAGGCTCTTCCTTACTAATCTATTTGGCTCGTTCATATAGTGGCTATTATGTCGGTCTGTCTAACCGAACATAGGAGTTCGATTCTCCTACGAGTCGCCAAGAATTGCTGCTGGTAACAGCAATGGGTTGATGTGCTCCAGCCCTTATAACGAAGAGCCTCTCGGCGACGGAGAGTAAGTGGGTCGTGAGTTTGCTGCATACTGATAACATAATAGTTATCGATGTCATCCGCAAGATGGCTTTACCTCTAAAATGCAGATAGTTTAGACTGTGACTGATAGACAGTTGGTTCATGATAAGGTCGCCAGAAGTACCTGTCCGTTCTCGCTTAAGAGCGCATCTCCGCAAGAGATAAGGTTTACCAGACCATAGCAACAGTTGCGGGTTCACACGGCGTGACGCTGGTCTCATAAGCCAGTTGGGAGTAGGTTCGAGTCCTGCGCCCGCAACCACTGCCCTATTAGTTAAATGGTAGAACATCGGTTTTGTAATCCGAGGACGGGAGTTCGATTCTCTCATGGGGCACCATATAAAAGTAGATTGACGAGAACATCTTACCACTGCAATGGATTCATGTTCAAGTCGGTTTGCAGACTGAGCGGATCTATAAATCACCGTTCAATCTACTTTTATATGGTATCATAGTGAAGATTATTATAGATGGAGGACGACCCGTCACTGGATAATCGACAGGAAGTCTGTAGTAATCTTCACTATGGTCGCAAGCATCGTGATATGTACCCAACCTTGCGGAAGGGGAGGATCGGGATTCGATGGTCTGTTAATGACTTAGGTTGAACAGCAGACACCATATTGAAGTGTATTGATAGTCGCAAGTAGAGTCCTTATTAGAGTGGATGTCCAGTTGACAAATTCTAATTTCAGTACACTTCACTATGGTCTTTTATCTCCGTATGGCGTAATCAGGTAGCGTGGTGCGTTTGGGGCGCAGCGGTCTAGGTTCAAATCCTAGTACGGAGACCAGTTATAAGTAGTAGACAGTTTAATGCGGATGTGATGGAATTGGTATACGTGTCGGTCTTAGAAGCCGAATTTTGTGAGTTCGAGTCTCACCATCCGCACCAATTTATGAGGACAATATGCGTAGACAAAAACGAGAAAAGCATTTTGGTCTAACAGTTGTGGTTGAAGACGGTAAATTTGAGAAGGCACTTCGCACATTCAAGAAGAAAGTAGAAGAGTCTGGTTTGCTCAAAGAGGTGAAAGATCGTCAGCAATATGTTAAGCCATCTATCAAGAGAAAACTAGCAAAGAGTGCAGCAAAGAAACGCTGGCAAAAGAAGTTATCTCAAGATAGTTTGCCAAAGAAAGAGTATTAAGTTTTATTCCCCATGAGCAATCTAGGTGAGGGCAGCTGACTGTTAATCAGTGAAGCGTGGTTCGAATCCACGATGGGGAGCCAGTTATGGGCTGTTGGTATAATTGGGAACACACCTGCCTTGCACGCAGGAGTACGGGGTTCGACTCCCCGACGGTCCACACATAGTAGAAATTATTATAAATAGAGTTATGTACTACTATCTCTATCAAATCACCAATCTGGTGAATAATAAAATCTACGTTGGAGTTCATTCAACATCAGATATGACTGATGGGTATATGGGCTCTGGAAAAGTAATCAGGAGTGCTATTGCTAAGCACGGGATCCTGAACTTTAGAAAAGACATACTTGAGTATTTCGAGAATGCGGAATCTATGTATGCCAGGGAACGCGAGGTTGTTACCGAAAGTTTCCTGTTACGTGAAGATGTATATAACCTTTGCTGTGGTGGTGCTGGTGGTTTTGATTATATCAACAACAATCTGGATCTAGTTGAAAGAAACACCAAAGCGTCTAGGAATGGTAAAGATAAGAAATCTAAAACACTAAAGAATCTTTGGGAATCTGGTGTGTATGCGAACCGAGTGACGAATGATAATTTTAGAGAAGCATCTAAGAAAGCGTTCTTAAACAGGACTCATACAGAAGACACAAAAGACAAGATTAGACAATCAGTTGTCGGTAAACAGACTGGTGTGAATAATTCGCAGTACGGAACTATGTGGATAACAAATGGTTCTGTGAATAAAAAGATAAGAAATAATGATGCAATTCCTGAAGGATGGACTCGTGGTCGTGTTAAGATTTGCTCTGTTAGTTAAATGGTATAACAGTTGATTAGTAATCATCAATTGGGAGTTCGATTCTCTCACGGAGCACCAATTAAGGAGAGTTATCTTGGTAGCAAAGAATGATATCACTGGTGATTCAATCATCTCTAGACATTCAAAAGCATACGAAGAAAACATCGAGAAGATCTTTGGAGATAAATCTGAAGAGAAGGCTCGAAAGGCTAAAGAAAAGGAAGAATACTTCGCCAAACTTGCAGCCGAAACAAAAGCAAGAATGGAATCTCAATAATATTACCGTGTAGCACAATTGGCGGTGCAGAGGTCTCCAAAACCTAAGGTTGGCGGTTCAAGTCCGTCCACGGTAGCCCTTCGTTTAACTCGGCAGAGAGTTGAACTATTATAAATAGAACATAAGAATAACAGAAAGACACTTATGTACTATTTGGTCTACAAAATCACAAATACCTTAAATGGTAAAACCTATATCGGATGTCATAAAACCAAAGACAAAAACGATGGTTATATGGGTTCTGGTAAACACATCAAACGAGCAATAAACAAATATGGTGTTGATAACTTCACGAAAGAAATCATCGCTGAATGTTCTTGCTCTGAAGAGATGTTTGCAAAAGAAAAAGAACTTGTCGTTCTTGATGAAATGAGTTATAATATGAAGGTTGGTGGCGAAGGTGGTTTCGACTATCTTAATAACACTGGTCTTAATACTTCTTGGAAAGATAAACAAGAGAGAAACTCTAAGATATCAAAAGCGATAAAGGATAAGTGGGAGTCAGATCCAACTTATGCCAAAGCGTTACGAGAAAGACTGGGGGTCAGAACCGATAATTTTATTGAGTCTGCCAAAGTTTCTTTCTTGGGTAAAGAGCATACTGATGAAACTAAAGAAAAGATTAGAAAATCAGTAGCAGGTAAACATGTTGGTGTACTAAATTCTCAACACGGAACTATGTGGATAACGAATGGAGTTTCCAACAAAAAGATAGACAAAACTGATTTAATACCAGAAGGGTGGAGAAGAGGTAGAGTTTTATAAATGCGGGTAAGCACGAGGTGTGTCGCCAGCCTTCCAAGCTGCGCAGGGTCGAGTTCGATTCTCGCTATCCGCTCCAAATTTAAGAAGAGGTAAGAATTGAGGTAATCATGAAAAAACTAGACATTGACGAAGTTAAAGCGTTCATTGAAGCACAAAGTCCCGCTACAAAAATCTACATTGGTGGTGACTCAGAACGATTCCCTATCGGAAATGACTGGTACGCTGATTACACTCTTGCCATTGTAGTACATATTGACGGTAAACATGGATGTAAGATTTTCGGTGAAGTTCAAAGAGAACGTGACTGGGATCAAAAGAAGAATCGTCCACGTATGCGTCTAATGAATGAAACAATGAAGGTTGCCGAATTGTATCTAAAGTTACACGATGTCTTAGAAGACAGAGATGTAGAAATCCATCTAGACATCAATCCAGATGAAAGATATGGTTCTAGTTGTGTTATCAACGAAGCAGTTGGTTATATCAAAGGGATGTGTAATGTTATTCCTATGGTTAAACCACGTGCTTGGGCAGCATCATATTGTGCCGACCGACTAAAACACATCCTTTCTACACAGAAAGCAGCCTGACTGAAATCAGCGACTTTATAAATAAGATTATAAGGTTGCTGACAGAGGTTAAAATGAATTACGAAAGAATCTACAACCAGATTGTAGAACGAGCAAAGTGCCGAATTATTGATGGGTATATGGAACGACATCATATCGTTCCTAGATCCCTGGGTGGTTCAGACGATATTTCCAATTTAGTATCACTCACTGCAAGAGAGCATTATTTGTGTCACTGGTTATTGGCAAAACACACCAATGATAAGAGAATGTGGTTAGCGTTTTCGATGATGACTGTCTCTTCAGATAAGCATCAAAGAATAAAGAGTGGTAGATTATTTGAACGTGCACGAATTGCAAGAGCATATGGTATCTCTGGAGAGAATAATCCAATGTTCGGTAAGAAGTCTGCTTGTGTTAGTCACACAGAAGAAACTAAAGCAAAGATTCGTGCATCGAAGTTAGGTAAGAAAAGAGATCCATTCAATCGGACTCCTGCTTCACAGGAAACGAAAGATAGAATCTCTGCTGCGAATAAAGGTAAAGTTCCTCATAATAAAGGTAAAACTGCACCGAAGTTTGAATGCCCTCATTGTAAGAAAATGGTTGATGCTATGAATCTTGCGAAGTGGCATAACGATAAGTGTAAACAAAAGGCAGCATAACAGTTGCCTTGCAAACAAAATTACTGTATAATTGTTTTATTGAATTGAAAAGGATTGAAAATGGAAATTAACCTACGTAAAGCCAACGCCATCCAAGCAGAGATCCGTCGTGCGATCAATGCAAGCGAAGGCAAGAACACCATCAGCGTCAGTGAGTTCACTGAGAATCTAGCAGCTGAAATCGAAACTGCTAAGAGTCAGTATATTACTGACGTAAAGCGTAAGGTAGCACTAACCAATGCTCTTTACAATATCCGTAAGAGCGTAGCAGAAGCAAATGCCACTGCTGGTATCAACGCCATCCTAACCGATGTGCAGGGTATCGAAGCTGAGATGTCTATCTTCAGCACCGTGGCTAACCAGTCTGTTGGTAAATCTCTAACTGAGATTGAAGCACGTCTTGAGAAGATCAAGACTGCACCACAGGATGCTCGTAGCGCAATCTACGGTGAACGTTACAATAACGTGGAAACTAGCGTAGTTGAACAGGGAACTGTAGACAACGCTAAGGTACGTGTGAAGGAACTGAAGCGTCAGCGTCAGAACCTACAGGATAAACTGTTGGCATTGAATGTCAACACTCTCATTACCGTTGGTAGTGTAGACGAGAATGTTCTGAAGTTGGAAGGCATTCTCTAAAAGTTTGGGGACACGTGGATAGGAGAGTTAGGTAGTTCGCAAACCAATATCGACCTTGTACTCGATAATGGACAGGATTTGGTCTTGAAAACCAGCTCCCGACTAATTTGCCCATCCCTATGTTGCATGCTCCACGCATATACTGGACTGTTATAGTCGCTGCTTGTTGTTACGTGGATGAAACTTTGTGGGCTGTTTGTTGCTACTTGCTAGTTTGCAAATTGCTCTGCGACTATCGCTTGAATTGAAGCGTTGTTCCCACCTCCAAAAATAATTTGCCAGAACTTCGGTTCTGGCATTTTTATTTGCTTTGCAATCTATTATGGGGTAGAATATACTCTAAATACGATTAGAAGTATTCACATGGAGATATTATATGCAAGAAACTACTGAAGCGAAACAACCATCTTCTTTCAAGCAAGAATGGGAAGCGAAGAAACTACTAAAGAAAGCACAGAAGAAAGCACGTAAGGCATTACAGCAACGTGGGGCTAGTCATAGCGAAGCCACTCATATGGTTAAGCAAGCAGTGCGAAAGATCGCTGCAGATAATCGTCCAGAACGTAAAGCAGCTGGACGAGGTGGCTAATGTCCGTGATTCTGTCATGTGGTCATCGAGAAGACGACTTCGACAAGCATTACAGCATCATGACCAAAGATTGGTCTAGGGAAAACACGAAGGCAGTCGGATATCGTACTGTTTGTGCTGTGTGTTATAAGATGTACGAAGCAGAGGGTCTGTTACTTTACACAGACGACGAAGCAATGGAATGGATAAAGGGATAGCATGGATATTAAAAACTATCAGAAGTTACCAGAGAAAGCACTATCATTCGAAGAGTGGAAAGGTAACATGGCTCCGCAGTGGTCTGATGAACAAGCAAAGTCTATGTCACGACTACATAATATCGACACCAAGAAAGAATTCGAAGACATGCTCCAACGAGAGTACCAAGAATATCTTGATAACTTAAACGGAAACTGGTTACTAAAATGATCACTAAAGAGAAACTAGAACACCATATCTCTCATCTTGAAGAACAACATCGTGAACTTGATAAAGAAATCACAGAGATGGATTGCCACTGGGATGAGTCACCAGAGTGTCATGATCTAAAGAAGAAACGACTACGTATCAAGGACGAAATCGAATCATGTAAAAGAAAGATTGTAGAACTAACCTAACCTTGGATGTCTATATTATGTTTAGTGAAAGTGAAAAAAACAAAATCCTTAGTGTTAAAGAGTCCATCATTCGACATGTTGTTGAGATGTCTTCACAACCATGGATGGAACAAACTACAGCGATCGACTGGAATAATGTCTATCTAACTGGTGGTGCAATTGCATCGCTACTACAGGGAGAAGTTCCAAAAGACTGGGACTTCTACTGTCAAGATATGACTACCATGTACGCTATTCGTGATATGCTTCTACGTCACAAAGACAAAATCAAGGATGTGGACGAGAAGTATAAAGAGTTCTATGGTGAAGATGGTAAGATGATTACCAGCCAAGCAGTCACTATGGACGACAACTCATCGTTTATCACTATGGTAACGATGCCAGCCTCTCAGATGAAGATGACATTTGATTATCTTCACTGCACACCACACTATCATCTTGTAACTAAAACTCTACACATCAGCCCAGCGCAATACAAAGCAGCTGTTGAGAAGAAGTTGGTAGTGAACAACCCAAATACAGTCAAAGAGTGGAGAACACAGAAGTTCCTGCAGCGAGGATATACACGTGAGTAAGGTTTATGTTATTGCTGGTACTGCCACTGAGGCACGTAACTGGATTGATTCGAATATTAGGAAACGACATGCTTCTGGTAACACCAGTGTTAGTCTATCTGATTATGTAACGATCACTAGTGCCATTACTCTACGAGGAATAGTAGATCCACATGGGGTGTTTGTTGGTTCATGGAAGGATCGACTGGATATTGAAGAGATCGTTGAAGCACTCTTTATGTGTTCTCATGCAGTCAATCGTGACTTGGAGAAGATTCGTAACGATGTCCGTGCATTGAATCGAGTAAAACCTACTCCAAAGATCCAAGGGCTACGAGCAACCAGCATAAGCATTGGCGAACTGGCAGAGCAACTAAGCAACGAGATTGATAATCATGTAATACAAGAAATGAGGAAGAAATATGCAGGAAATCTACCTACACCGTGATGATATTGAAAAGATCCTGAAGTTCGTGGATAATATCAACCCAGCAGAATCTACTAGACTCCAAGCAGGTAATGTAAAGATTACCGTTGATAACTCGTCTGGTATCGGCTCTGTTATTACTGCTACCTGTCCGCATGAAGTCGATGGTCAGTGGGGTGAGTTTACAATTACGGTATCCTCTGTGGAGAACTGGTAATGTTACACGATCCAAAGTTCGAAACCTATGACTATGCCATCGGTGGTAAGATGGTCGTTGGAAAAGCGACCATGGATCAATCATTCATGGAACTAATGCAGAATGGTGACTTCGATGCGAAACAGAACGTAAAGAAAACTCTCATTATGCAGATGGCTGAGTATATGCTAGAGAACAATCTAGTGGAGTTTACTCAACAGAAGGGTTTGTGCGATCCACATACTTTTCAGGATACGACAGTTATTATGGTTCGAGCATATCTGGCTCCGAATGATCAAGTTAAAATCTTAAGACTAGCGAATAAAATAGTATGAAGTGTATAGAATGCGGTGAACCAGCGACATGGGTTCGATCAACACAATTTGCGGGAGAGCATCCCTATTGTACCAAGCATGCTCATAAGGAGAAAGACTTTGGAAAGAATGACTCCTATGAGTACTGGTATGAGTTTAAGTATTGGACGATTTGCTTTCCTGGAGAGCATGGTCAGAACGTAGTTGAAACGTGGTCTGACCAACAGATTCTCGACTCCTACTGGGATCACTGGTGTGACCGTATGGAGAAGGCAGGTAAGGATCCAGAGGTACATACATACCAAGACTGTATTGATGATTGGTGTGTAGTCCACTGGGCAGTTAGAACAGACGCATGGGGTAATAAAATTGAAGAAAATAGTTAAGATTATAACATTCTACGACGATGGTACGTTCAGTGAGTCTACTCCCTACGTAGCTCCATACAATCCATCCACTCCCTATGGTCCACTCCCTAAACCATATACACCACCAACATTCCCTGATAATTTCACTCCATACTGGGAAACCAAGAAGTGCCCTAAGTGCGGTATTAAGTTAGATGGTCCAATGGGCTACGTTTGTCCTAATAATCCCTGTCCCACTGGTCTTGGTGGATCATGGTGTAGTACGACTGGAGATTGTGTATAATGGAAGATAAAGCACTCCCGATGAAGACCATCTATCAACCTAATGGTAATCCCTACCTTTCGATTATAGATGACGATCCAATGATTAAGATTCAGCTACACTCCTATGATAAAGACTACGCTCGTCCGATCTTTCTAAACATCGACAAGCGATGCCTCTCTGAACTAATCCAAGCACTGGAAACAATGGAAGAATGGTAATGTGTCACTGCTATGAATGTAACAAGGATAGAACAGTAGATGGTCTACCCTATGCTTTAACGAGAATGATTGTGTGTCCGATCTGTGGAAACAAGAGATGTCCACATGCAACCGATCATAATAATCCCTGTACGAACTCCAATGAACCGAATCAGACTGGCTCTCGATACTCCAACGACTGGGATAACTGGAAGGCTAATAAGGATATATTATGAACTGGCTCGCTAAGGTTACACCCATCTCCAATGCTCGAAAGGTAGAGGATTTAACTCTCGAAGAACACCTAGAACAGATGCGTTACTACGGTAAGCCACGAGTATCCCTAATGAGCGATGGCTGGTATTCCTGTATCGAAATGAACACCAATACGACTGGTACATCCTTTGAGGTTAAGTCTGACTTCAACTGTCCGACTCCAACTCTGGCAGCAAAACAGTGCCATGAACGTATACTGAATGCACTAAAGGAACTAACAAAATGAAAGTAACTGAAGACCAATTTAGATATGAATGGTTCTCTGGTACTGGTAAAGGTGGACAACATCGAAATAAGCATCAAAACTGCTGTCGATGCATCCATGAACCCACTGGTATTCAAGCCAATGGTACAAACTCCAGATCCAGAGAGGACAATAAAAGGATGGCGTATATCAACTGTCTATCCCGAGTCCAAGCACATTATCATAAAGATAAAGAACGATTTCTGGCTGGGAATGAGCGTATTCGTACCTATCATGAACCAGATAATCGAGTAACCGACCACGCTTCTGGTCATCAGGATACATGGACGAATATTATTGAGAAGTGTAATCTAGAAGAAATGATCGAAGCAAGAGCAAAGGTAATGAGATAATGAATACAAGCGAACAACTAAAGAACATCTGCAACGATCTAGTAATCGGTCTTGCTGGTCTAGAGAATGCCGAACTCTGGTGGTCTAGTCCAAATAAGGCATTCTATGGTCGAACTCCAAATGAGCAGTGGGAGAAAGGTTCAGACCAAGTAATTAACTACCTAATGCATCACTCATTCGCTGGAGGTGGCTCATGAGATTCCTACTATTACTACCACTCTTACTATTAACAGCGTGTGATAATCGTCCACTCGACCAACGAGAGTATCGTGTGGAACAACTGGAGAACATTCCTCAACTAAAGGGGTGCGTCTATATTAATGTGGATAGTATCAAGGTTATTCGCTGTCCGAACTCTTCTACATCTACTCAGTGGACGACTAGCAATGGAAAGCAAACAAGAACCCATAACGCAATGGTGATCGACTAATGAATGCCAAACCCTGCCCATTCTGTGGGTTACAAATAGATCCTAATGATATTGATACACTCTATCCCTCTGGTATCGGCTGGAAGGAAGATATCTGGGACGGAGAAGGCAACGTATTTCGCCACTATGTATCCATCCATAAGGAAGAACTACCAAGAGAACAGTGGTGCTATAAGATCGTCTGCAATGAACATTATGGTGGTTGCGGTGCTCAAATGTCTGGCGATTCGAAGGAAGAAACCCTACAGAAGTGGAATAAAAGAACATGAACACTATTAAATACGATAACGAAACATCACTACCCCACTTCATGGATCAGTACACCATCCAACGACTGGAACGAATCGTCTATTTCGAGTCTAACTGTACTCCACAGAACACTAAACTAATTGAATCCTCCAAAGTGCTAATCGAACACCTAAAGGCAGTCTGGGATATAAAATGAAGTGGCTCTACTATCGTTTTCTCTATCGTCGCCTAATGCAACTCGCTCATAGATTCGACTGGCATCATATGGAAAGAAACCCATACATAGAGCCTGGAAAAATACACTACTGGTGCCACTGGTGTGGTCTCAGATCTACTATCGAAGTGAAGGAAAAACATAATGACTCTATTATCTCACGCTAAAGAAGAATTCCGTGCAGCAGGTTGGACGGATGAAAATGGACAATTTAACGATGAAATGCAGGAAGCGATCTGCAATCATGTAATTAAACTACTAGAGGTGTTCTCTGATGAAGGTCACTCTGGCTCGTCTGCTCCCTATGCCATTAATCTCTTTAATCGTCTTGCAAAGTTCGAACCAATTGCTCCACTCACTGGAGAAGACTGGGAGTGGGTAGAAACGAGTCGTGGTGTTCTACAAAACAAACGTGCATCTCATGTGTTTAAGGATATTGAGACTGGTGAAGCCTATGATATTGATGGTAAGGTTTTCTGGGAGTGGGCTGGTACCAAGGAAGAACCCTACAAATCCTACTATACCTGTAGAGAATCAAGAGTACCAGTGACTTTCCCTTATAAAGTGCCTGAGAAGCCAGAATACGTTTATCGCTACTCTGATGCCGAACCACCTGCACCACCACAAACCGAAGCAGGAATACTCTAGTCTAAGGGAAATGAAAATGCCGAACTATAAACATTACTGTAAAGAATGGGACTTTCTGGAGATAGACGAAGATTCTCCAGAATATGATGCCTGTCTCTGTGAAATCGACTCTGATGGTCGTGGTCCAGAATATATTGCAGGAGATCGAGTTCTTGTTAAACCCAATGGTCTATATGCCACAGTCATTAAACAAACTTTACACTATGATGGTCCAGAGTCATTTTGGGGTAATCTTCATCTTAGATATGATGATGGAATAGAAGGTACATCTAATAGCTGGCAGGTGGAGAGATATAATGGCTAGATTCTTTATAGTAAAACTAAGGATAGACGGTGAATTTTCACTACAAATCATTCGTGCAAAGAGTCGAGCAGAAGCAAAGACTAAGATACCAGAGGGTGCTGAGATTATTAGTATAGAGGAAAGTAAATGAGCCTAAAAGACCAAAATTTTACAAATAAACTCGCTCGTGATCCTAATCATAAGCAATGGACTACTGGAATAACCAATGATCAAATCATTGAATCCTACTGTGCCAGTCCGAGTGTCATGATGTCTCGATATAAACACCTATACATAGATGGAAAGTTCGCATCAATAACTCCCGACGAACTCGCTGCTGTACTATATCGTCTAAACGATGGAACCATTAACAAGTCTGGTGCCATTAAAGTCATTGACGAACTAGAACGTCGCAACAAGGTCTTTGTTAACTTTATTGGAACATTACATGAGCAAGGGTAAAGCATCAAATCAATCTCTATACAGTACAAATGATCTATCCACTCAGGTAAGAAAGAAAATTCGCTATGCCCAACCGAACACTACAGTAATGAATGACCACTGGAGAAAAGCAAAGGAAGCCGATCCTACTCTAGAGTACAGAATTACATTTTGCGAGTGGAAGAAAACCTATCTGAAAGAGTTCTATAAGCGTAAGGATAAAAGGAAACGTAATGAATCTAACTGATCCAAACTATGAAGCAAAACTCGCTCGATTCCCTAATCATAAGCAATGGACTACTGGGATAACGAAAGACGGTAGAGTATACATACAGGACGATAACTTCGAATATGATGCTCGTCTTTATATTGATGGCGACTTCTACGATCTAGAACTACAAGAGAGATACGCTAATGCCATAGCAGAGGTACTTAATAATGAGTAAAATTGAATCTCTAAGGCAAATCGTAAGAATCCAAGGTTATAATGGTAATTGGAACTATGATCCCTATATGCATGGTCTGTATAATGGTCTAGAAATGGCTCTGTCTATTATGGAGAAAAGGCAACCATACTTTAAAGAAGCACCAGAGGAATGGTTAGCCGATAAGAATACAGAGGATGTAGTAGTGAAAAGTGGCTCTATTTAGTGTCCGTGTAGAGAATGGTGGACGAGACAACCATAAATATGTGTTTGGGATGAATACAAACCAGCAGCATGGCATACAAAGAAAAAACCTGTCCTAGATGTGGAACTAAGCACACGAAGCGTGGCGAATACTGCTCTCGCTCCTGTGGGAATGTCCGTGAGTGGAACAAAGAACAGCGTCAGTCCGTTTCTGATGGATTAAGACAGTGGCATGCTACTAGTGAGACTGCTGAGGTTGCTGCTCATAACTTTATCTCTGCTGGTCGTAATAAGACACCTGATCCCGTTGCTCCTCCTGTGCGAGTACCATTAGAGAGTAACCAGTTCATTGCCGATGGTTGTGTGTGGACTGACTGCGACTGATCGTTACAGCAATCATTACCAGTTTTGTTACAATAAGAAGAGGTGGGTGGTTGTGCGAGTCCGTGTGTGCATTCCCTATACCCCTCCTGTGCGCTTTTCTGTGCGTGTCCAGTGCGCAATTGTGCGTTTTGAGTGCGCAATATGTGGATCTATGTCCGAAGAGTAGAGGACCAGGCAGCTAAAATCCTAATGGTCGTATGTGCGTCTCTGTGCGCAATTGTCCGTAAGTGTGCGAATTGCAAGATACAAAATAAATTTGACATTTATTTGACTTTGGGGCATAATAACGGTGTCTAGGGATGATTAAGATAGATTAGTATTTCTATTCCCTACAAAAATAGTAAGAATTACAAGTAAAACCCTACTAAGAGCATGGTTATCGATAAAGACCATGACAACAGTAGGGTTTTTCGTATTCCCATGAGACCAGTAGGGTTATCGGTGAATAACCATGATGCTGGTAGGGTTATTCCATCGGGATTTCTCTCGAATAACCATGACGACAGCATGGTTGCCTTTAATTGACGTTTCGGGCATAATAACGGTATGGCTGGAGAAATGACCAAAAACGAAGCGGGAGGCATTGATGAAAGCAATCGTGGAGCCGAAACCGATTGAAATTTATTTTTCCAGAAAGTTGCAAAAACGCTTGCCTTAAATGCAACTTTGAGCGATAATAGTCTCATACGATAAGGAAAAGGAACCAAAAATGAAAATTACTCGCAAATTTCTCGAAAATTTAAAATTCCGTGTTATGGATGAAAATGATAAAATGGGTTTTGCTGGCGTCGGCTCTCCCGTTCCATTAATCGCTGAATTTGAAGACCGTTATTTGGTTATTATTGACGGTAAATATTGCGAAATTATTGATACCGTTGAATTAGATCAAATTGATTTTTGCGATGATATTATCGCTCTCGGTTATTAATATTATTAAGGAAAATAAAATGCGTAAATCAGATAAAATCTCGGCTCAGTTTGACGTTATTCAAAATTATTTGGAGTTGGTTGATACTGAACTTCAAAAACTTCCAGTTGAATTCGTAAATCAAAGTTCAGTTTATGATATTCATAATAAAATCTGTAATTTACTTGAAGAAATTGAAGAATTACACTACGAAACTTGCGCACCGATGGAAGCAGCCGAGGATGAGCGGGATGAAGAAATTCGAGTTTTGGAGCGACGACTGGCTGAATTAAAGTCAAGCAAGTAAGCGGGAGCGATAACCCTACTGAGAATGGGGTTATTCCAGAAAGTTGTTGACAAAAATGCAGTTTTCTGGAATAATTCTCTCTATACGATAAGAAACAAGGATAAATTATGACTCAAGTGACTGCTGTTCAATTCGACGCCAAGACTGGTAACTATTTTGCCAAAGTTGGCTCCAAAACGATCAAATCATATTCCAAAAAGTACGTGGAAAAGCGTCTCTCTTCCATGGTTGGTGATATTGAGCAAGCGATCGTTGTTGCTACTGAAAAGCAAAACAAGTATGGTATTAATGAGCGTTTCGGTTTTGTTGAGAAACTGGTGAACATGGTTGCTTCTGGTGTTCAACCATCGGCTGTTATTACTGGTGAAGGTGGACTGGGTAAAACTTATACCGTCACCAAAACCCTTGAAGCGAATGGCTACAAGGATATTTCTGATTTGGCTGATTTTCAAGTTGGCACCATTATCAATACCCGTAAGTGCTTCACTATGGTTAAGGGTTATTCGACTGCCAAGGGTTTGTATCGTACCCTTTTCGAAAATAATAAGTCAATCATCGTGTTTGACGATTGTGATGCCGTTTTGAAAGACCCAGTTGCACTGAATTTGCTCAAAGGTGCACTTGATTCATACGGCAAACGTATTATTAGCTGGAATGCCGATATGCGTGACGACGATTTGCCTCGTTCGTTTAACTTTGAAGGTCGTGTGATTTTCATTAGCAATATGGATCAAGACCGAATTGATCAAGCGATTCGTTCACGCTCAATGATGATTGACCTTTCTATGTCGGCTGATCAAAAGATTGACCGCATGGAATTTATTGCAAATTCTGCTGAGTTTATGCCTGAGTTTGAACAATCTCACAAGCAAGACGCACTTGATTTGATCCGTGAATTGGCTAATGAAGCCAAGGAAATTTCTCTCCGTACTTTGATCTCGGTTACCAAAATCCGTGCTTCAAATGAAGACTGGAAAGAGATGGCTACTTATTTGCTGACTGCTTGACTATAATTGCAAAATGAGGCATAATATGTTCTATGATGGAAACGGATACGAAAAACTGATGGAGATTAATATGACGAAAAATACACTGTACAAAGACAAGAGCCAGCTGCGTGCTGAGACTGCTGACTCTGTAGCAAAATTCCTCAAAGCGGGAGGCACGATCCAAGTGGTGAAAGCCCGTAAAGCACCGAAGCAGAAGATGAAGGCAATTGGCACTCGCCAAGCATCGACTGGCACTGGTGGATTCGCCACTGGCTATCCCCGTCGTAGCACTGTTGGTGCCTGATTTTCCTTGTTGTTTCCTTGAGTCTTTGACCCTACTCCGAGTAGGGTCTTTTTTCATTTAGGTGTTGTCTTTAATTGCAATCTGAGGCATAATAGTCTCATACGATAAGGAAAAGGATACAACGATGAAACTGTTTACGACTGGCAACCCGAAGTTGATGAAGGGTACAAAGAAGGGTTATCTCTCATTCGTGCTGCATCTGGCACCTGCTAACCTGTCTGGCAAAGAAGTATGCCCCAAACGTACCGCTGGCTGTACTGCTGCATGCCTGAATACTGCTGGTCGTGGTGGCATCTTCAAAGCGGGAGAATCAACAAACGTCATCCAGCAAGCACGGATTCGCAAGACTAAGCAATTCTTCGATTCACGTGATGTCTTCATGTTTGATCTAGTACGTGATATCAAGAATGCAATCAAGCAAGCAGAAAAGAAAGACTTGATTCCTGCATTCCGTCTCAATGGTACATCTGACCTTAGCTGGGAGAAGTACAGCTGCAAACGTGATGGTGTTCAATACAAAAACATTTTCGAAGCATTCCCTGAGGTACAATTCTATGACTACACTAAAGTACTCGGTCGTAAAGTGGCTGACATTCCTAACTACCATCTCACATTTAGCAATGCCGATGGCAATATCAACGATGTTCTGGGTGCAAAAGCAGCTGGATTGAATATCGCTGTTGTATTCCGTAAGGGTCTTCCTGAAAAGCACCTTGGATTGAAGGTGATTGATGGTGATGAAACTGACCTGCGATTCTTGGATGAACGTGGAGTCATCGTGGGTCTAAAGGCAAAGGGTAAAGCCAAGAAGGACACTAGCGGATTCGTGGTTTAATGTCAAGCACTTTATTTTCAGAAAAGTCTTGCCTTTAAATGCAACTTTCATGTATAATATACGTATGAAATGTGATGAAAGGATGAAAATGAAAAATCGCCTCGCTGAAGTCGTATACGCTCTCGTTGAATCTGGTGCTCTGGATGAATTGAATGATGGTGAAGGTGTCGGTTATGATGAAGCCTGTGACCTGCTGAATCTGACCGCTGATGAAAAATCGGCTGTGCTGGCTCTTATTGATGAAGATCTTCGGCTGTTCTGATGAAAAATATGACCCTACGATGAGTAGGGTCATATCCAGAAAAGTGTTGCCTTTAATTGCAATCTGAGGCATAATATGTCTTATGATGAATGAGAAAGGAAACAAAATGACTAACTCTGAATTGCTGAATGCTCTTGTCACTAAGATGGCTGAAGAAAAGGGATATGCCTACACCACTGGCTACCTACAGTCTTTTCTGATGCAGGTTATCTCGCAAACCACTAAGAAGACACAATCAACGATCCATTCAGACTTGGTCTGGCACCTGAACAATCTACAAGGGGATGCAAAATGATGCAAGCAGGTCGTTATTTCGTGGGTGACCTTTGCTATGTCATGCACCCAGAATGGGATGAAGTATGCAATCTCTTCTTCGAAGGTCGCACTGACCATGGATGTAATGAAGGTGAATTTACTCTAAAGGATGGACGTAGATTCGCAGCATATAACACTCTCTATGGTGATGGACTCTATGGCTCGAATCGTGGTACATCCCATCCCGTAGATGCAGGTCTAATTGGCTGTATTCGTATAGAGGACATCTCCGAGGATGTAACAGAAGCACATCTACTCGGCTATGGTGCTATAGTTACATTCGATACCGACTTCGATACAGGCACATCCCCAGATGGTACGATCCGATTCGATACGATGGAAGTCTATACTGGCGATACAGAGGATGAGGAAATTTATCTTACATCTAACTGTTGCCTTTAATTGCAACTTAGGGCATAATACGTCTATTGATTAGGGAGAGTGATATGAAGGGTTCGATTCGTTTTATTGGTGGTCTGCTTCTGGTTATGGGTGCAGTTGGTGGTATCGAGTTTGCAACTGACGCTCAACTGATTCCGCTGGTTGCCGTCGCTATGGCTGGACTTCTGGTGATGAATTCTGGGACGAAAGCGATGAAGATGGCATAAGAGTTAGAGAATACAGACTAGGGACATATTCCAAAATCTGTATTCAAGGGACTCCTACCCCTAACACCAAAACCGACCTTCCAGCCCGACCGAATACATCTCCCTTGTCTTTTATTCTCTATTAGGGTATAATTGAATCTATAGAGGGTTACACGATTGCAAACGAAGTGTCTGCAAAAAATTTCCCGAGAAAAATTTTCACTGAAAAGGTTGCATATATTATGAACGAACGAATTAACAAACCGATGGAGCCAGTGGCGTGGTACATTTTTGATAAAGACTTGGCTACAACAGATTCTGATTGGGCGGCAGAAAACGAAGATATGTGCGTTCCACTCTACGCATTGCCAGTAGATGCAAAAGCCATACGAGAGTGTCGCAACCCAAAAGCAGACGAAGTGCGTGCCTATAGAGATGAACATTCCGTGAGCATGAAACAGGCTTATGAAAAAGTTAAATTGGAATTAAATGCAAAAGCAGAAAAAGCAGGAATTAAATTTACTGGCGGGTTTGTAAGGGTGGCTGAGTTTGTAACAGAAGACGAGCTATTAGAGTTATCCAAAGCCATCCGAGCAGAGGCATTAGAAGAAGCAGCGAAGGTGTGTGACGATGAGCAAGCCCAGCTTGAAGCCATGGGCTTAGACGATGAAGCGTGGGCGACGGGGTATTGCGCCAGACAAATTAGGGGGCTAATATGAACGAACGAATTGCAGAACTTTACAACCGAGCAATTGTGCTCGAAGGCAATGGCGATTATACTGCTGGTGAACTTGATCCAGTAAAGTTCGCCGAGTTAATTGTTCTCGAAATGTGTACTGTATTAGACAAGGAACAATGGAACATCGGTCGTGATTGGATTTGTGCCGACGGCACAAGAATCATCCCACATATTAAAGAACATTTCGGAGTTGAATGATGTACACTGTTGTTATTAAGCAAAACGATGAATATGCACGATTGGACTGCGAGACCTACGAAGAAGCATTAGAGGTTAAGCGTAGTTTTGTTAATTATGGTAAGTGTCAAGAGATTACAATTGAGGTGAAATAATGGAATTCAAACAAAGATGCATTGACGCACTAAAGACCTTACAAGAGTCTGGTGATACAGAGATGGCTCACTCTATTGCAGACACTGTTCTCTGTGAATTACTCGTTGAATTGGGCTATGAGGATGTAGTGGAAGAATACAATAAGATTTCTAAGTGGTACGCATAATGAAGATTACTGTATATTATGTTGTGCGAGTCTATAAGGATGGTTCGGCTCGTATGGATTCTGGTCCACATAAGGATTACGAAGACGCTTGTTGTGCACGAGATGAACAATGGGTTCCAGAGCATTACAATATTATGGAAAGTGTTATTGAAGGTAAGGTGTTATAATGAACGAACAGATTTTAACAAAGTTGGTCATTCGGTCTAGCGACAAAGACGGATGGTTAGACCGTCAAAAGTTCGCCGAGTTGATTGTGAAAGAATGTATTAAGATCTGCAATGATGTTTCTTTATACGCAACTGCTGAATACGCAGGTATTGCAATCAAAGAACATTTCGGAGTTGAAGCATGAACGAACGAATTAGAGAATTGTCTATTCTGGCTAATAACGCCACAACTAAACACTTCGCCCGTCGAAACGGGTATGGGCGAAATGAATTCATGATGATTTATAATCAAAAGTTCGCCGAGTTGATTGTTCGTGAATGTATTGCAGAGCTGGAAACAAGCAAACGCTGTGATCCTTATACAGGCGATTTGTTTACGTGCGAATACAATGATTGCCTCGATGATCAAATTGCAATGTTAAAAGAAGAATTTGGAGTTACACGATGAACGAACGAATTAAAGAACTATCAATGCAAGCACACCGATATGCTAACTACCAACAATTAGACCCTACACAGTTTGTGTTGGATATTTTCGAGGAAAAGTTCGCCGAGTTGATTGTTCGGGACTGTGCTAGTATTTGTGATCAACAAGGTCGCGTTGGTTGGAATGACGATCGTAAAGCGCAAGCCAAACTTGATCGCGATTTGATTAAAGAACACTTCGGAGTTGAATGATGAATTACGAATTAGGTAAGTGGTATCCTTGGAACGGTGGCGACTGCCCGTTCGCACCCAATACTAACATTCGATATCTGTTGCGCGATGGATATAGAAACACAATGTTAGTCAAGGATATGAATATTGCAAGGTCTAGTTGTTGGATTTGGGCAAATGACCCCGAAAGCGATTGGGGCAACATTGTAGCATTCAAAATCGTAAAGTGGGGCAAAGAATGAACGAACGAATTAAAGAACTTGCCTTACAGTCTGGTGCAGTACCACTCGTGGGTCACGGTGGGTTAATTATCAGCAATCTGAACGTAGAAAAGTTCGCCGAGTTGATTGTTCGGGAATGCGTTTCTGTTATGAAATCGACAGTAGATGAAAGTATCGATTTTGACCGTAAGTTAGATGAAACATCTTCTTGGATTGAAAGCGATATCAAAAGACATTTCGGAGTTGAATGATGGGAATGTTTGATACTGTAGTGACGAATTGTCCGAAGTGTGGCGAACGTAACGAGATTCAGACTAAGGCAGGTGATTGCTGTCTGGATGTTTATACGATAGATGCGGTTCCCGTAGAGATAGCAAGATCACTAAATGGACAGAAGCGATTTTGCGATAAGTGTGGACACAAGTATAAGACTGTTTGGCCACGTGCAGTTCCGACTCACGTGAAGATGGACATTAAGGATGTAGAAGATTATGACGATGATTATTGATGTGATGTGGTTCTGTGGACGTAGTAATGTAGGTATTGTTCGTGTGAAGGATGAATACGAAGGTATCAAATACTATATCGGATCCCCTAATGGAGGAGACGAAGAGACAGATAAGATGTGGATTGCAGCATGGGGTTCAACTTTCCCTAGAGATGCAGGGGATAAACTATTTGGAGTAGCATAATGAATCGTCGTAGAAAAATGATTCTCTATCGTCGTAGTCCACGATACTTACATGGTATGATGATTGCAGGAATTTTTGGTGCATTGGATAAATTTGTGAAGGATGGTTATAATGAGTCTTGATGTTTATCTAACTAAGGTAATGCCCACTGAGGTTTATACTGGTAATATTACTCATAATCTCGGTAAGATGGCGAATAAGGTTGTTCTTGCTAATGGGCAGACTCTTTATCAGATTCTTTGGCGACCAGACGAGTGCACTCCACCTTACACTAAGGCATCTGAGATTGCAGATTTATTGGCTGAAGGGTTCAATATTTTACAGTCTGATCCCGAGTTCTTTGAACAGTTTAACCCAGAGAATGGTTGGGGTGATTATGAGGGTTTGTTGAATTTCGTTTATAATTATCGTAATGCGTGTTGGGATAATCCAGACGCTGAAATTGGGATTTGCCGATAAATTTTCGGGATCCCTAAGATAGAGGACAATAGAGATATGGCAAACGTGAAGAAGGGTACTATTACTCGACCACCACAGTGGTGGAAACATCTTCGTGATTGGAAACGAGTATTTTGGAAGACTGAGCGTAAGGCACAGAAGAAGGATATGAAGGAGAGACTAAATGGGGATTGAGATTCCGTTTGAGGTTGCAGATGGTATTACTCTTGCCACAATGCAAGATCAGCTGAAGTATCTAAAGGAAGAAGTTCGACTGCATGAAAAAGAAGGTCAATATCTGCATCCAGAGGATTATCACAACTCCATGACCAAGTTGATTCCTGCTCTTGAGACGTTGATTCCGTATTTCGGTGGAGAGTTATAATGCAATTATCAACTAAGCAGGTTTTCGTCACTCCACCTCCACCACCATTCGCTGCTCAGCCTGCAATTCCAGTTCAGTTTGTAGTTCAGTTTGTTAAGCCACTTTCTTATGAGTTTCGTGTAGCTGAAACAATGGACGCTGATGGGAAGATCGCTAAGGTTTCTCTCCAAATGTGTATCTGGGAACATGATGAGTTTGGTACTGGTAATGTAAAACAGACTTGGCATGATGTACCACGTGTTAGATTCGATTCTAACGGAGCGATGATGATTCCATGAAATACTTGACAATTATTCTTTTCTGCTGTATAATATCTGCTTGTACGACTGTCAATGTCTATCCAAGCAACGACCCAGTTGTAATCATACAAAAGAGTAATGCAAGAAACCCAGACAATCCATATGACAGACGAAGAGATTATTAAGTTTTACGAAGAGTTGGTTGAATTCTACGGTGATAAGTTAGCGAACTTTGAACACTATCCCAGACAGTTTGCCAATCAAGTGAAACTATATCGTTATTATAAAGGTAAACAAAATGAAAATAGCAATTTGCAGTGATGTCCATCTAGAGTTTGGACCACTTACGCTAGAAAACACAGAGGACGCTAAGGTTCTAATTCTCTCTGGGGATATCCTTGTTGAGAACGATCTTGACATCTTTGATCGTCGTCAATATGAAAGTGGATTCATGCGCCACTCTGCAAAGAGATACCATGACTTCTTCTTTGACGTATGCTCAAAGTTTCCATACGTTATCTACGTCGCAGGTAATCATGAGCATTATCATGGTGACTTCAAGTACACGCTAAGTGGACTAAAGGAGAAGTTACAGGTTCATAAGAATCTCTACATTCTCGACAAAGAGACTCTACAGATTGACGATGTTACATTCGTCGGTTCTACTCTATGGACTAACATGAACAATCGTGACCCTCTTACACTCCATGCCATCGGCTCTATGATGAACGATTTCCGTATCGTCAAGAACAGTCATCGTGAAGTATTCCGCACTGTTCCAATCTATGAGAAAGATGCAGAGGGATTTTATGTGAAAGATGAAAATGGTAACATGATTCAGACTGGTACAAAGAAGAAAGGTGAACCATCACGTTTCTCTCCAGAAGATGCTGCCGATGAAAACGAAAAGTGTTTTGGTTACATCAAGCATGTTGTTTCTGAGCACGATAAAGTAGTTGTTGTTGGTCACCACACTCCATCTCGTCAGAGTTGTCATCCACGTTATTCGCACGATGAACTGATGAATGGTGGTTATCACAATAACTACGAAGAGTACATCATGGATCACCCAAACATCGTTCTCTGGACTCATGGACATACTCATGAGCGTTACGATTACATGATTGGTGAGACTCGTGTTGTTTGTAATCCACGTGGTTACATTGGTCATGAATCAATTGCCAATACGTTCCAACTAAAGGTAGTTGAAGTATGACCAACTGGACTGTAACACTCGAGACAGATCCAGAAACTGGTGACCTAATCATGCCGATCCCAACCGACTGTTTAAATCAGATGGGTTGGGATATCGGCGATACTTTACTTTGGGAGGATATGGGGAATGGATCATGGAGCCTCAGAAAGCAAGAAGATGGAACACATTCCGCTGAGTGATCAAGAAGAAGCGATTCTCGAATTGATGAAAAAAATAAATCGACTTGAGAATGAAAATGTTACTTTGAAAGAAGAAATTAAACGACTACGGTGGTCAATGACGGAGCACGATTAATATGCCAAAATTTACTTTAGTTTGCGATCACTCATGTGATCTGGATACACATGTTGTCACACATCAGTTTGATGCTGAGAACATTTACGAAGTGGTTGAACAGTTTGAGTTTTTCCTAAAGGGTGCTGGTTATTACCCTCCAGGAACTCTAGATTTCGCAATTGAAGAAACTGATCACTCACGCCATTATTTTGATAAGGATCGCAATAAATGAACGTATTTACCGATGTTGAAACTTTCTTAAATGCTGTTGGACAAAATCCGCCACCATTTAATGCCGATGAATCTCCACAATCTCGTCTCTACGCTAAACTAATTGCGGAAGAGTATGCAGAGTTTTGTGAAGCAGTGATTGATAATGATGACGCTGAAAAGGCAGATGCCTGTTTTGACATGATTTGGGTTATTATTGGTTACATGCGTTCTCGTGGTTGGGATTGCAACGAAATTTGGAATGAGGGTGCGAAATCTAATCTCTCCAAGATTGACCCAACTACAGGTCTAGTTCGTCGTCGTGAAGACGGTAAGATTCTCAAACCCGAAGGCTGGCAGGAACCTAATTTTGCACAATTTGTAAAATAACGCTTGTCTTTAATGGGGATTTGATGTATAATTACATTATGAATACGATTACACTATACCTCGACATGGACGGGGTGCTTGCAGACTTTAACAAAGCGTTTCAAGCACTTCAATCACAACTACCTGACCATCAGAAGTTTCGTGATGCTGTTATGATTCACAAGATTTTCGAAGATCTTGATTTCATGCCAGACACTCAAGAACTTCTGAATCACGTTTCTCGTCTACACGATGTTAAGATTGAAATTCTCACTTCAATGGGTACTTTCGATCCTATTCGTGGTAACGAAGCACAACGACAAAAGTTGCTCTGGTTGAATAAACACAATATTCCTTATCCAGCCAATTTTGTTCGTACCAAAACTGAAAAAGCAAAGTATGCACATGACCATGCGATTCTAATTGATGACTCGATTGGTTGCATCTCTCCCTTTATTGAAAAGATGGGTCATGGTATCCTGCACGTGAATGCCACTGACTCGATTCGTATGCTTGATTCTACAATTCTACAAATTCGTGCACTAGATGCATTGAGGTCATAATGCTTGATATTTTTGAACCGACATTGAGGTGGATTCGTGACGACTGGAATAGTGGTAAGTTTCGTTTTATTATCGAGTTGCTTGCTTGGGCTATTAGTATTGGCTGCTCAATCACAATGGCACTTACTGTCCCAAATCCTCCGTTACTCATTCTTTATCCTATTTGGATTGCAGGTTGTGCTATGTACGCTTGGGCTGCTTATACTCGGAAATCATTTGGCATGCTTGCTAACTACATCCTGTTGACTACTATTGACACAATTGGTTTGATTCGAATGCTATGAACATCTTTTATGTTCACTCTGACCCTGTTATTTGCGCTCAACAACATGTAGACAAGCATGTTGTTAAGATGATTTTAGAATATGCTCAATTGCTTTCTACTGCTCATCGTTTTCTCGATGGTGTAGAAACTATTGGCAAATCTAAGACTGGTCGTAAAGCAACTCGGTGGGTTCTTTCAGATGAACGTGAAGGTGTTCTTTACAAAGCATCACATATCAATCACCCTTCTGCCAAGTGGTGTCGTCATTCTCTCGCCAACTATCAATTCTTATTCAAACTTTGGATTGAGTTGATGCGAGAGTATCACTATCGTTATGGTAAAGTGCATTCTTCAATGCGTCTTGCCAAACACCTTAAATTCCCACCAACTAATATTCCAGTTGGCGAGTTTTCTCCACCATGGCGTGCAATGCCAGACGACTATAAAGTAGATCGGTCTGAACCTGATTACACGATCAAGTCATATCGTGCCTACTATATGGGTGCAAAAACATCTATGTTTAAGTGGAAAAATCGCCCTCAGCCTGACTGGATTGTATAAATACATTGGTAAGGAGATATTATGCCAACTTATGAATTTCGTAACAAACAAACTGGCGAAGTCACAGAACAGTGGATGAAAATGTCCGAGAAAGACGCATTCCTCGCCAACAACCCCCATCTAGAACAGACAATGACTAAAGCACCTGCTTTTGCTGGGGATCATATCACCATTAAAAAAGATACAGGTTTTAAGGAGGTGTTACAGAAAATCCACGAAAGAACTCCAGGAAGTCAATTAGATAAAACATCATCACAATTGTAAGGAAACAAATGGCTACAAAGCGTTCTGCTAAACTAACAGTAATTGATAATGAGAACAGTGAGCCAAAACAACAATCAAAGCCAAACAATCATCTGAAACTGCGCATTGATGACTTAAAAACTTTTGAGCCATTAACAGCGAATCAGAAGACATTCTTTGATGCTTATAAAAGAGGAGATTATTTCGTAGCACTGCATGGTGTAGCAGGTACAGGTAAGACGTTCATCGCTCTGTACAAAGCAATTGAAGAAGTCCTTGACAAATCAAATCCATTCAACAAGATTATCGTAGTTCGTTCTGCGGTTCAATCTCGTGAAATTGGTCATCTTCCAGGAGATGTTAATGAGAAGATGGAAATTTATCAACAACCATATCGTCAAATCTGCGAAACTTTATTCGGTCGCAAAGACGCATGGGATAGATTAGAAGAACAACATCACATCGAGTTTATTTCTACATCGTTCATTCGTGGTATGTCCTTTGACAATGCCATTATTATCGTGGATGAGATGCAGAATCTGACATTTGAGGAAATCGACACAGTTATGACTCGTGTTGGTCACATGTCTAAGATTATTTGGTGTGGAGATTACCGTCAGACTGATCTAAATAAGAAAAAGAACGATATGTCTGGAATTTTGAAATTCTTTGACATCGCTATGCATATGGGTGCATTCACTAAGGTTGAATTCACTCCTGATGATATCGTTCGTTCGTCATTGGTTAAGGACTATATCTTAGCCAAACTTAAGATAGAAGATCAGGAGACAAGATGAGTTTAATCACAGCAGAACAGTTTCACCACTTGTTCCCTCGTGCACAAGACCCAGCAGGATGGGTTGAATCGATGAACAACGTGTTCCCAACATATGATATCAATACACCACAACGAGTTGCAGCTTTCTTAGCGCAGTGTGGTCATGAGTCTGGTGGTTGGACAGTATTTGAAGAGAACTTGAATTATTCTGCACAAGGCTTGTGTAGTATTTTCAAGAAGTATTTCCCTACAATTGAATCAGCAACACCTTATGCACGCAAGCCAGAAATGATTGCAAATAAGGTTTATGCGAATCGTATGGGTAATGGTCCAGAGTCGTCAGGTGATGGATGGAGATACCGTGGTCGTGGACCAATCCAACTGACTGGATCTGCAAACTATAAAGCATTTGCTCAGGAGATGTTTGATGACTGGCAAAACCTTTATGATAATCCAGACTGGGTTACTGCAGATCGCGACTTCGCATTGATGTCAGCAATTTGGTTTTGGAACAAGAATAAACTCAACGTCCAAGCAGACAGTGGTGACATCAAACTAATGACTAAGAAGATAAATGGTGGCTTCATCGGTCTCGATGACCGCATCAAGCACTACAATGAAGCCATGCACTTATTAGTTGGATAATTTACAGTTATCGAAATGCCATCTTTTAGCGTTTCGTTCATCTACTTCTTTACCGCAATGTGGACAAGTTAGTTTTGGACGATTCGCTAAAATTTTACCAATTCTGTTATAGTATTCTGGATCTCTTTTATCTACACTTGCTTGAATTTTAGATAAAGATTCGTTAGTGTGCTTCTTACCATAGAAGTGATTATTAGAACCATGTTTTGATATTGATTGTTTACGACGAATTTCTTCGGATTTATCACCAAAGATTTCGTCGTAAGTTTTATTAGTTCTTCGTGCCCTTTGTCTCTGTATAAATTCGTCAGAATGAGTTTTACCATAGAATGGGTTTAACTCTCCAGGAAGTGATACTGGGGTTGTATTTCTTGGGATTGTTTCGATGATTAGATCTTCAACGAATACTTCTGCAACATCGACTCCAAATGATTCGCAGAGTCTTGCATGAATTACTTGAAAATCATCGTTTGTTAGAGTATACTTACTCATGGGCTGGGATCTCCTTTTCAGATTCTAGAGTAGGTGCGAACTGCGAATTCGGCGACCTACACCTATTTAGGAGAATATTATGAGATTTTGTAAAAATTGTAAACACTTTTATGGGTGGGGATACTGTAGAGCACCGATTAATGGAATCTCTCTTATAGATGGTGAACCTAACTTTGTGATAGCAGTTGAAAGTAGGAAAAGTAAATCAGCACCACTACATTCAGCTACATTAAGCGATTTTGGTTGTGGACCAGATGCTACATATTTTGAATTAAAGGAACCTGAGGTTATTGCGATTAAGAAACCTTGGTATAAATTTTGGCGTTAATATGAAAAACTTTATACATCATGATTTACCCAAACTTGAGCGTGACACGAAACCCGATGGAACTCGTTTATACAAAACGCCATCGGGTTTTGCCTATCCAAGCGTCACAACAGTTACGGGATTGCACACAGCAAAGGGGATCGCAGAGTGGCGAAAGAGAGTCGGCAATGAAGAAGCCAACAGAGTCTCTGCCAAAGCATCTGCACGTGGAACAAGAATCCACCAGTACTGTGAAGACTATCTACGAGGAAACTTATTCGAAGCCGACATGTTCGATCTCGAAATGTTCAACTCAATCAAACCACTACTCGACCAAGTCGATAACATTCACTGCTTGGAAGATCCACTCTATTCTGACTTTCTACAAGTTGCAGGAACAGTTGATTGCATCGGCGAGTTCCAAGGTAAACTTTCTGTCATAGACTTTAAGACTGCTTCTCGTCCAAAAGATCGAGATGACATTCATAACTACTTTATGCAGACTGCAGCATATGCAGTTGCCTTTGAAGAACGTACTGGTATTCCTATTGGTCGCTTAGTTATTATCATGGCAGTTGATAATGACGATCCTCGTTGGTTCATTGAGAAACGAGACAACTGGATTGGTGGTTTCCGCAAGTTGCGTTTAGAATATAAAAATAAATTTGGCGTGTAAGACTAAATACTGTATAATAGATGTATTGCTGTATGAGGCAAAGAGAAAAGTGTTGCGGACGTGGGTTCGACTCCCACCACCTCCACCAGGAAGCATTGGGTTCGAACCCCACCGTATGCAAGGACACCCGAAAGGGACTAACTTACACTTGCGGACTATGTGGCTAGTATGCTTCCTAATGGGGGTGTACTTGGTTTCGACGTGGCAAAGAGTAACAGAGTGGACAGCACGACAGGCGATCGTCGTAAATGAAGCAAAAACTATAAATGCAAATGACGCATTTTTCGGAGAAGTTCGCTTAGCAGCGTAACCTCCGTGGGGTTTCGGTGGGATTCCTTATTACCAAATATCCCACCACTAATTTTACATGGAGATATAATGGAAATTCGTCCAATGAATGACAGAGTGCTTGTTGCAGAAAATAAGCGTGAGAATAAAACAGAAACAGGTATCATCCTTGCAGGAACACGTGGTACTGGAGATACTTCCAAAGCAACTGTGCTTGCTATTGGACCAGAAGTTAAAGATGTCAAAGTTGGCGACATTGTTCTTCTAGACTGGGCTAAAGCAGCACCAGTTAAAGTTGGTGAAGTCCAACGAGCAATGATTAAAGAAGAGTTTATTATTGCTGTTTGTGAATGAAGATAGCAGTTCTTGGCAACGGTGATAGCAGATCTCTTTTTACTGCAGCTGATAGGTATGATTATCTTATTGGTTGCAATATACCTTGGAGACAGGTAGACGCAACTGTTGTCATGGACGTTAATGTTATAGAGAAGTTTGTATCTCCAGTTAGATTTTATTGTAGTCGTAACGCATGGAGACAGTTACATAAGAACGAAAGATACATTGGGCAACTAATTGAGTTATTTGACTCTACCCCAGAGTATGATTCAGCTGGTCATGCTGCAGCAAGGATTGCGATAAAACTTGGTGCAACAGAAATTGATATCTATGGATGTGATTCTTGGTTTAGTAATAACACCGAAAGTTACACTCATCAATTCGTTGATAGTCGTTCAATAGATATGAGTAAGAACGTGAGTGTTTGGCGAGCAAGGTGGTACGAGATGGTTGCAAAGCATCCACAGATTAAATTTAATTTTATAGGAGAACCTAAATGAAACTATTAGTTGCAGCAGTAGCAATGGTATTTGCAACTGCGTGTATGGCGCAAGATAAAGGTAAGGGTGAGCCATTCTCTGCTAAGACCACACCAAATGCCGTACAGAATGATAACTGCGTAAAGAATGACAAGAATGGTAAGTGCCCTCCACTACCAAATTCTCCAAAACCAACCCCAAAGAAAAAGGTTGAGAAGTCCTAAATAGATTACTGGCTTGGTGGAGCCAGTCCAGAATCCACCAATTACACACAACTTTACACACAAAGGAGTAAGACTATGTCTAATATGACACCGTTCGAGATTCGCCTAGAACTTTTAAAAATGGCGAAAGATATGCTGGAACAGGAGTATCACGGTAAGCGTGAGAAACTAGCAAATGAGTGGAATGTACAAGTCGAAAATGCTCGACATGCAGGTACAGCTGCTCCAGTTTATCCAGAACTGCCAGCATTCCCAAGCGAAGCCGAGATCATTAAGAAAGCAACTGAACTAAACGGTTTCGTCTCACAAATCCCAACTACACAAGAAAAGACTAGCAAAAAGTCCACCTGATAGGGATCGGACAGAGGAGTCATGCACTTCTCTGTCTCTAACTGAAACAAGGAGATAATTATGCGATTACGATTATATACCGTCGCTGTTTTATTTTTAATAAGTTTTGCGATTATAGTAAGTGCTGCTTTCTCTACTGAGAAGATTATTGATGTGCACTACTCACAACTAACCCCTGCTGCAAAGAAGCAAGTTGATTGTCTTGCTGAAAACATTTATTACGAAGCAGGTTATGAACCAGATGATGGAAAGGTTGCTGTTGCTCTTGTCACTCTTAATAGAACACAAGACCCACGCTTTCCAAAAGATATTTGCTCTGTAGTCAAACAAAAGGTAAACTCTACTTGTCAGTTCTCTTGGTTCTGTGAAACTAAACGCAAAGCCAATACCTATGTATTTGAACAATCCAAGAAAGTTGCCTTGATGGTTTATGCGAACTACGAGAACATGCGTGATATTACACAAGGTGCTTTATATTATCACGCTGATTATGTAAACCCACGTTGGAAACTCGAGAAGACTACCTCAATTGGTCGTCACATTTTTTATAAAGAGAAGGATGGTATCTAAATGATGAACAAACTAAACATTCAACTAAGTGATAAGGATCAGTCAGCACATTCCTTCTACTTGTTTATGGATGAGGTGTCGTTGTCTACAACTAAACCAATGGTTGAATGGGTCTTTGATTCGAATTTCTCCGAAGAAAGACCAGACATGCTAAATCTAATCATCTGTTCTCCAGGTGGTGATTTGAATGCAGCGTTTGCCTTAATTGACACAATGCGTGGTTCAGCAATTCCAGTTCGTACCATTGGACTTGGACAGATCGCTTCTGCTGGACTTATGATTTTCATTGCTGGCGAAAAAGGTAATCGTATCTTAACACCAAACACTTCTATTCTATCTCACCAGTATGCTTGGGGTGCTATTGGTAAGGAACACGAACTATTTGCTACAGTTAAAGAGTTCGATCTTACCACCAAGAAAATGATTGCACACTACAAGAAATGTACTGGCTTGAACGAAAAGAAGATTCGTGAAGTTTTGCTACCACCACATGATGTGTGGCTGAATGGACACGAAGCATTAGAACTAGGAATTTGCGACCATGTTAAAGAACTATCTTAAGCATTCTGGAATCTGGATTGGTATCGTAATTAACCCATATCATTGGTCTTTTGGCGTGAAGAAGTATGACCCCGAATGCTTACACCTTGGACCATTATGGATACGAGTATATGTTGGAAATTCTGAAAACTATTAAGGAAATTATTATGACTGACCGTGTTTTTGTTATTAGTGTTTTAGTTGGAGTTGTTACCTTGATCGGCTCTGTTACTTTTTACAAGTATAATGAGTTGCAAGCAATGAAATCAAATATTGAATCTGCAATTGTAAAGGGAATTGACCCTATTGCAGTTAAATGTGCTTATGATAGTCAGACTTCGAATCTCTGTATAGCATACGCTGTGAAAAAGTGATAAAAGCCCCTTCGGGGGCTTGTCTTTTATTCCCATTTAGTGTATAATATACTCTATACGGTTGAGAAAGATTCGTCATGCAAATTATCCATACATCCTTTAAAAAACGTAAGAACAAGAAGCCATCTGCTAAGCAACGTGAACTTGCAGCTGATTGGGAAAAACTACTAAAGAAGTACGAACCAAAGAAACCGATTAAGACCACTGGGGTCAAATCGGGTGCTGGTTTGCCTTCGCTTGGAGCACCTGCTCGTCGTGAGACGCCTAAGATTCCAAGTCTTCCGTTTACTGGTGGCGTATGTGCCAAGAAAGAAAATCCAGTTTACACTGGTACTGCCATTAAGGGTATTGGCACCATGCATAAGTCCAATGCTGTACCTATCTTCTCAGACGAACAGGCTATTGAAATTGCTACAATGAGGAGAAACTAATGGGATACGACCAAGCACCCAAACCTTACAAGAGTATCACCTACACCACAAATGTTGCTGGTGGAAAAGTAAACATCACACAGTTTTTGAATGAGTTGCATACCATTCAACTTGACTGTATTGACGAGGCACTTGAGAAGTCGGATCTCAGAGAAGCCAATGATGTTATTGCATACATTAAGAGTAAACTATGAGTGAATTTTGTGTTAAGTGTTGCGAAAAAGAAGCACAAATAGAACTTCTGCGAAAGCAGATCTGGGAGTTGCAACAACAAGTTGATGCACTCTCTTTTGACCTTGCCTTCTATGAGGGTAAGATTACTAACTTGTCTTGCAATAATAAATGAGGTATAATACATTATGAATTGGTATCAAGAGCGTTCCCGACTGCAAATCGAAAAGATGAAAATGGATAAATTCTTCTCTATGTTTCTTGAGAAGTTTGAACGCAAAATGGATCCAGATAAACCCAACACACCTGTCTGGAAACTGTACAAAGACAAACTCAAAGAATATGAAAAGTTAAGCCATGGAATTAAAACCGCAGATTATTGGATCTCTAAAGATGTTCAAAACAGCTAACGAATTTTCTCTCCACATTGAATCAATCGTTCGTGATAAAAGAATGTCCTACATGGACGCTGTTTTAGATTATTGTAAAGAAAACTATCTTGAACCAGATGATGTAGCATCTCTAATCAACAAGTCACTTAAAGATAAGATTGAGATGGATTTCCGTGAGTTAAATTATTTACCAAAACAGGCACAACTGGATGTGTAATGGATGGGTTTAAGGCATACCGTTATTACCTAGCAATTAAACTTCACTTCACCACTGATAAATTCAACGTGTTTGAAAATCGTGGCAATGTTCGTGGTACTCGTGAAGCATTTAATGCTCGTAATGACAGATACATTTTTGAAAAATTAGCATCGAAGCGACCAGACGATAAAGAGATTATTCAATTCTTTGTCTCCAACTTCGCTTACGGTAAGGATACTGCCATTTATGCTGGTCAGGAAGCAGAAGACAATTACCAGATTTGGCAGAAACGCAAGCAGTCAATCACTAAGGTTTTTATTGACGACTTGGCAACTCTCCTACATACTATTGAAGTAAACAAACTGAAACATTCTGCATTATTTGAATTTACCGAAAATGAATATCCCGTTGCATTGAAGATGTTCCTTGGTGGTAAAATTACAATCGAAACATTGCGAATTATTGATGACTTTACTGGAATTATTGAGAAATGGAAGAACCACCCGACTGTGAGATACATATGGGATGATGAAATAAGACGAGTAATAAAGTTGACAGGATTCGTGAAATACGATAAAATCAAACTATCTGAAATTTTTGAGAAATTCAAAGAAGAACTTGCAGATTAAATCATGGGTAAGACATTTAAGAAACAAAGTCATCGTTATGATGACGAAGCAACCTCTGGGCGTTCGGGGAAGCATTCAAAACATTCCAATGGTCGAAAAACTGGCGGGATGAGGACGCTAAATAACTATGTTGAAGAAGATTATGACTTCGAAGATGGTGAAAACCCTTTCGAGGATAACATTGAAATTGAAGATGAAATTTTCATACAACATATTAAATCAAACTAATACTTTATACAAAGGATAATACGATGGACATTCAAACACTTCGCAAAATGCGCAACAGCGACTTCGGTGCAATCTCTAATGCTTTCGAGAAAGTCGCAAATCCCCAAACCGAAACCAAGTCATATGCTGACGATCGCTTCTGGCGTCTAGAAGGCGATAAGGCAGGTAATGGTACAGCCACAATCCGTTTCCTACCACGTGTTGAAGGTGATGAACTCCCATGGGTTCGTATCTTCTCTCATGGCTTCCAAGGACCAACTGGTAAGTGGTACATCGAGAACTCTCTCACTACTCTTGGTGAGAACGATCCTGTTGGTGAACTAAACACTCAACTTTGGAACTCTGGTTCTGAAGCCAACAAGGAAATTGCTCGTAAGCAAAAACGTAAGTTGTCTTTCATTGCCAACATTCTAGTGGTTAGCGATCCAAAGCACCCAGAGAATGAAGGTAAGGTATTCTTGTTCAAATTCGGTAAGAAAATCTTTGACAAGATTATGGACAAGGCTCGTCCTACTTTCGAGGACGAAAAGCCAGTCAACGTGTTTGACTTCTGGGAAGGTGCGAACTTCAAACTTCGCATGCGTAAGAAGGACGGCTATGCCAACTACGACGAATCAGTATTCACTGAGCCATGTCCTGTTGGTGACGACGAATTCATTGTCAACGTAGCACAAAGTCAGTACAAACTATCTGAATTCACTGATCGTAAGAACTTCAAGTCTTATGATGAACTGAAGAAGAAGTTGAATGAGGTTCTTTCTGGTGATTCTTTTGCTAGCAAGTCTGCTGCAGAGATCGCTGAAGAAGAAGATCGACCAGTTGCTGCTGCACCTAAGATTGCTTCTAAACCAGCACCTAAGATTGCAGAAGTTAGTGATGATGATGACGATGTAATGTCATACTTTGAGAGGATTGCGCAAGAAGACTAATCAGTCTACACTGCGTTAATTAAGAAAGGGGATCTTCGGATCCCCTTTTGTCATTTAGTATCCGTCGCCAGATGCTGTTATTATCTGACCAGAGAAATCACCTTTGAATTGGTCACCTAACCTAGCATGTGGTCTACCTTCGAAATAAGCAGTTGGTGAACCTGTGATAATGATACCTTCATGACCACAATCGGAGCGAACTTTGTCTCCGATTCTTGCTACTGCTCTACCGTTCACGAATGATTTTTCGCAGCCAGAAATAATAACACCCTCTACTTCTTGAGGGGTGATATGAGCAGTACAAATACCCTTACATCTATCTCCAATTCTTGCTATTCCACGTGGTGCAGCCATTATGCACTCATAATTGTATCAAGTTGAGCCACGTTAGAGTTTAGAGTAGTTACGCTAGAAGTAGCAGAAGCAACACCAGACTGAGTTCCAGTTAGAGAAGATGCGACACCATTTAACTTATCACCAACATTTGCTAGAGCAGCTGTCATTGAAGCACCAACTCCACTTGCTGCAGCAGAAACAGTATTTACGATAGAATCAATACCAGCACCAGTTCCAATAGAAGAAACTGCACCGCTAACTTTATTACAGTCAGTTGTTAGCATCTTTTTAACAGACTCAAACATCTCTGAAGCAATTTCTCCAATCTTACCAACAACAGCAGAAACAGCATCAGCGATAGCAGTATATACAGCATTCAAACCATCAAAGATTGCTTGGAGTGCTGCTTTGGCTTGTTCAAAAACTCCGCTACTTGCAGTTGATAACCAAGCACAGAACTCTTGGATCTTAGTAAACGCTGCATCAGCTACTGCTTTGATAGATTTTGTTAGTTCCCCGACTGCCTTCATGATGTCAGTAAATAATTCTTCGACTGCTTCAGTTGTTGCCTTATATGCTGCTTTAATAGCATCAGCTGCATCAGAGAGAAGACCATTGATAGAACCGAACATATCGCAGTTCTCAGCAGTCTTTTCTACCATACTTTTCATACCACTATCAGCAGTAGAATTGGAAGTTTCAATCTGACCACCAACATTAGCAGAAGTAACAACAGTCGCTAATTCTGATGGAGTAGTCGCTGAACCCATATTTACTGTAATCGTCATTTTATTCCTTACCAGTTATTATTAATAGCGTATGGAGATTGTGGTTTTCTACCATGCCATGGGTCATAGTTACGGATGGCTGGACGCATCTGTTGAACTTGAGTGTTGTTTACATTTGTTACTGGGGCAACCACAGTATTGGTAGTACCACCACCAGCAGATTTTTGAGATGCTTCATCAGCATTTGCTTTAGATTGATTATAAACCTTTGCACCATCAGCAGACATCGCACCACCAGCTGCAACGAACTTAGTGGCTTCTTCCCATGGAAATTGTTTCAGTGCTTTAAGCGAATCAGCCTTAATATCACCGAATGCTTTCATACCTGCTGCAAGACGTTGCATACCAGAGCCAGCCTTGTTGATTCCTTCGCCAGCATTACCAATTTCAACTAATTGTTCAACTGGGGTCTTCTGACCAGTTACAGCAGAGAGGAAACCAGTGACTAGGTTAGAAATACCTGCAGCAGCATTACCAGCTGCAAATGCCACCATTGCACCACCAAGTAATGTCATACCACCAGCAACACCAGCCAAGCCTTCAAATCCAATATTGGATAGTCGTTCAATACCATCAACGAATAGATTGAAAGCGTCTCCCATTTCTTGGAAACCCTTACCAACTACCCAAACTGCAGCACCTAATGCACCAAGAGCAGCTGCACCTAATAGTGCTGGAGCAGCGAATGAACCAAGAACAACACCAACTGCACCCAGACCAATAATTGTTAAGAAACCCTTACCAATTGTTTCCCAGTCTAAGTCTGCGAATTCTTTAAATGCAGCAGAAGCACCCCATGTTACGAGAGCAAGAGCACCTAAACCAACAGACGCTTTCAGTAGCGAACCAGTTGCATTACCTAGAACTCTAGCAACGACTGCTAAACCACCTAGAACAACCAGACCCTTACCAATGTCTTCCCATGCTACTTCAGCAAATGATTTGAATGCTTTAGAAGCAACCCAAAGAGCACCAGCAACAAGAACGATACCAACACCGAAATCTTTTAGACCAGCGAGTGCCTTACCCATTCCTCCACCAAGAAGTTTACCAAGTAGACCACCACCCTTACCTTCTTCTGGTTTGGCTTTTTGGTCTGGAGAAGCACCACGTGTATTCTCTTCAATCTTAGTTAATAGAGTGGTTTGCTCACCCATCAACTTTTGATCTTCAATCGCTTGCTCTTCTGCTTTACCATCTTCTGCAAATTGTTCAGTAGGTGTTTTGACTAATGGAGATCCAAGAGCAGGTTTCTTAATTGGTTTAACTTCTTCTGTTTGACGAACCAGTTTTGCACGCTCGTCAAATTTTGCGAACTGTTCTGCTTGCGCTTTACGCTTATCTAATAGTTCACGACCACCTTTGGTCTTAGCCATTTCAGATTCAGATAGACCAGTCATTTTCTGGAATGACTTAATCTTTTCTTCGTTCTTATCAATTTCCTTACGTGTAGCCTGTGCACCTTTAAAATCTGCTTTCAGTTCTTCACGAGTTTTTTCAGAACCAAGCATCTTTTGAGTTTTGATAAACTTTTCTCGTTCGATAGATTTGTTAAAGATACCACCGATGTTAAATGACTTTAACAATGCCCCACGAATACCACCACCCTCTGTGAACGAAGTCGTCAATTTATTAATACCCATTCTAAATTTTTCTAATGGGCTGTGAAATACCTTCATCCCTTTGGCGATGTTTTTAATCGCTTCGGCTTCTTCGTCTTGTAGTTTTAAACGATGCTTTAGGTTATCTACTTCTTCTTTTTGAAGCCCAATGAGTTTCTTCTTGAGTTTGATGTTTTCTTCTTCAAGTTTTTTGACTTCTGGGTTTACTTCAGGTGCAGCTGGCTTCGCTCCAATAACTTTCATATCTTGGAGTCCTTCCATGATTTCTTTCATGGACTTTAGCGTACCTAGCGTTGCTGTTTGTGTAGTCAGCAGTTCTTTAAATGTGCTAGACTGAACATGCACAACGTAGTCTTTATTCTTTGCCATCAGAAGTTACCTTTATTTGAATTTTTGAGATTCTATTCTTTTCTTTTCTTCTTCAAGATACTGAATGAGCATAAACACATAAATTTCTCTTTCGAAGGGTATCATTTCTTCTAACTCAGCCAACGAGTATTTGTGGTACTGCATTAACGCAAAATTCATTTTATAGTAATTCTCAAGCGTTTCATGACTGAGTAATACTAAAAAAAACTTTGGATACCCTCCAAGATCTTATTGTGGTGCTTACCGCAAACTGGGCAATCATATTCAATTTCTTTTCTTAACTTTGGCATTGATTCAAAGAAATGCTGCATCTTCACAAACTGCTGGGAGTTAATGTTATTAATGAACTGTAGCAATTCTTCGTGCTTCTGTTCTTTGGCATAATATAGTTGGTCGCCATCATAAATGTAATCAATCGAGTATGCCATAATATCAAATACTTTGTCTAGATCGTTTTCATCTAGACCTTCTAATTTCTTTAGTACGCTGATGGTTGGGTATTTCATAACTACACCAACATCGCCATACAATTCAATCTTGTTACTGTGATCCGCTGACTTCTCAACTTTAATTTCGTTAATATCAATAATAACAGTGGCTCTAGCCTTTTCGTTTTGCTCTCCATGGTCGATGTCACATGGAAAAACTAAATCAATAGTTTCACCAACAGACTTACCACGAATTTGCATGAACATATATTCAAGATCAAAAGTCGCTAATTTATCAACATCAAGTTTATCTTGAACGCAACTCTTAATAACATCTTTAAGAGTGTCAATCATTACTACTGGGTCTTCTGACTGCTGAGCAATCAGAAGTGCCTTTTCCTCTTTGACGAGGAATGGACGAAACTTTACAGTCGCTTCAGTTGAAGGCACAACCAATGTGTAGGTTGGCGTAGTCATCATAGGTAAAGCCATTATGCATCTCCTTTAGTCATATTCTTTAGCATCTTATTCAAATCAGCTGTGCTACCAACGAAGATAGCATTGTTGTTTGTAACTTCTTTCTTTGCACCTTCTTTTGGAGCATCGAGTTTCTGTTTCTGTTGGTGAAGATCTAGAAGTTGCTGGTTGATATCAGCAAGTTGTTTCATTAGATTACCAACTACTTCAATTGCTCTTGGGTGTTCGCTTTGTTGAGCGACAGCAAGAGCAGTCTGTAATGCTGCTTGTCCATCAAGCAGAAGTAAGCGTAGATTGTTTCTAGCGTGGTCATAGTCATCTTCGATCTTATTAGTTGATGCGTTGATAACCTGCCCATCAGCAGTAATCACTTCAGCTGGCTTCATCGGTTCGATGCCGAACTCCGCCGATAATGTTTCATCAATCTTCATAGTAAACCTTATTTATGATTAAAATTTCAAAAGTGTAGGTAGTTTAGAGACTGCCCATGCACCAGCAGCACCTGTTACGAAATTACCAGCAGTGGTTCCAAGAGTCTTGTTTAACGTCTGTTGAAAGCCAGAGAAATTACTCATTAGTTTATCATACCAAGTAGTAGGAATTTGTTCTCCATTAGCCAAAGGAGCGATCGGTGAAGCAACCCAAAACTTGTACTGGAATCCGATTGTAACTTTCATAACATCTTTGGAATTCATATCCATCTGAATAGAGTTAACAGTTTTTGGATAACATTCAACTAGACGAACTACATAACGAGTCTTATCATTGAGATCTTGAACTTCAATGGTCATGTCAGTGGTATAATCTTTATAGTAACCATATGTTCTAGTCACTGGATTGGCGATTAGATTTTGCCAATCATCGAACAACGCTTTAACCTTCATTTCAGTATCTACATAGAATGATAGGTTGATTTGGTCATAAAGTTTTTCATAAGGAACTTCACGGAACTCACCGAATGTTCTGTTTTGAACAGTTGAGAAGTTGGCACCTGGAAGTTGAATTTGGTCGCAGAATAAAAGAACTTTCTGCATATCTGATGTCGCAATTTTTGATGGTGGAGCGAACATAACAGCATATCTGTTAGTTCTCGCAAGACCACCAGACTTAACCCTTGCTACGAATTCCTGAATAGGTTTTCTTGGTCCAGTCTGAACATCTTTAGTTAGAAACGGTAAATTTAGAGCCATTATGCTTTCCTAATTATCTTTCTGGATTCTGCCCAGACTTCTTGTTTGCTTGCCCCAACGAAACGCTCAACTGGAAGCAACATAGCAGTGACCCAATCTCCAGAATCTACTTTACGGAATTGAGTTCTAACATGACCACTAAGGTATTGTTTGATACAAGGTTGTGCAGCCTTATAACGAGAGATGCCATCAATAAGTGCCCATGAATACTTTAATCTAGTCATTTCATCCATACGATTATTTGATCTAAAGACCAAAAGAGCGTCTAGCAACTGAATGCGGAGACCATATGGGAGATAGTGCATATTAAGACCCATAAAACCATCTGGAGTCTTAGCATATGGAAAGACTAGAGGGAATCGGTCATAATATGGAAGTTCTTTCTTTAACTTAGGGTCATACATGAACATATAAAGGTGTCCAGGCTGAACCTTATTGACAAATTTGTCTGGTGCCCCAGCGAGCAATTTGTTTGGTGTAATCGCTTGTCTTGTTAGTTGAGTAACTTCCCTTTCAAACCATGAGTTTGACTTCTTGACTGCAGTAGCCAAGTCATACTTGTTGCGCTCGAAAGCGTCTTTGATAGGTGTTTTACTAGCCATAATGATTATTTAGGTTCGCAGTCCCAATTCCTTCTCAGTGATAATCTTAAATCCCCAGCCACGATCTTTACAATATTCGGTTGCAGCCTTCCATTTGGCTTGATTCTTGATAAAGGTTAAGGATTCGGCTAGATAACGCTGAGTTCGTTTTCCAGGAAATACGGGAGGCTCGCACTGTTTGGCTGGTTTCACCTCAATTAAGTAGGTTCTACCGTCTTTAAAAGTAACCTTAAAATCTACGAAATAACGATGAATACGATCGTCTGTTGGGCAACGATAGGGGATTACCGTTTCCTCGGAACTCCATTTAATAATGGTTGGGTTCTTGTCACACCAGTTAGCGAACATAGTTTCCCACGACGATCTCATTATGATGTTTGTGGGATCGCCTGCATATTTTTCAGGGAATACTGGTGCAAACTTTCTCTTATGGAACATAAATAACTAATTAGGATAGATACATCACTCTATTTAGGGTAAAAGGACTAAAATGGGACTATTAGGAGACATCGCCAGCGGAGCAGTAGATGCTGCTAAGGCTGCACCTGGAGCAGTTAGAAAATATGCTGAGAACATGGGTGCGCCCACTGGAAACCTAAACACCGCATTGGGCGAAGCAAGCAAATACGATAATAGCACATACAACGTAAACAGCCATTCATACCCATCAGACTTAATGTCTAATTCTGGGGTGTATGGTGGTAACTATGTTATTTTCTACATTAATGTGCAAGAATCTTCTAAGTTGGTCCCAAAGGGTAGTGGTGCTGATTACAGCAAGTTTGTAGATTCTGGTAAGTATAGCAGAATCACTAGCGATATGGTCGCTAATAAACAAAACATGGAACAGTTAATGACTGGTCAGGGACTGATTACTGGTGGTAAAATTGCTCTGGGAGGAGCCATCGGTGGTACTGCTGGCGCAGTGGCAACTGGTGCAGAAGTTCTAGGTATTGGAGCGATTGCTTCTTTGGCTACTACTGCTTCTCGTCAAACTCGTCGTCTAAAAACAGCCATCGCTCTACACGTTCCAAACCAATTGTCTATTCGTTACGGTATGCAATACGACGAATCAGATACTGCTATGCTTCAAGCAGCCACAACAGCATCAGCTGACTTGGCGCAAGCACTATCAAAGGGTGTTCCAAAATCAGGTGCTGAAGCCAAAGAAAATTTCGGAGGATTAGGTTCTATCGCTAAGGGGTTTTTGGGTAGCGAAGCACTTCAGAAGAATGCTGGTTTATCTGCAGCAACTGGTCTAGCAGGAAACCCAAAGAAAGAACAAGTGTTCAAGGGTGTTGATTTCCGCAAGTTCTCATTTGATTATCAGTTCTTCCCACGTGACGAGAAAGAAGCAGAAAACGTCTTAAGAATTATTGAAGAATTCAAATTCCACATGCACCCAGAGTTTCTAGATAATACTAGCAACTTTGTTTATGTTTACCCATCAGAGTTTGATGTTCTATATTACAAAGACGGTGTCGAAAACAGAACACTCCACCGCCATACTGCTTGCGTTCTAGAAGAAATGAATGTCAACTATACTCCAAACGGAGCATTTACTACTTTCGCAAATGGTATGCCAACACAAATCAACGTAACAATGCAGTTTAGAGAACTTGCTCTTCTTACCAAAGATCGAGTTAAGGATGGTATGTAATGTACTTCAAAGACTTTCCAGAATTTTTATACGACTTCAAATATGGAAACACAGCCGACACTAAGATGTCGGTTGTTACTGATATTACTCGTAACATTCGTTTCCGTAAAGAAGTCCTAGAGAACTACAGTCTTTATGATGAGTATGATATTAAAGATGGTGAAACTCCAGAAATCATTGCCGAAAAAGTTTACGGTCATGCGCATTACCATTGGATTATCATGTTAACTAATCAGCGTTATGATTACATCTCTGATTTCCCACTAGACTATACTGCTCTTATGGCAGAGACTGCTGCTAAGTATAATCCACCTTTATATTCAGAACAAGGTAATTGGTACTTTGAAGGTACAGGTGCTGATAGAAAATTATATTACACAATAACCAAACCAAAGACTCATTTTGAGAACCAACAGTTAGTTACAGCAGTTAAAATAACGATTAGTGGACAAACAACAACTGCTCCGTTTTCTTTCACGTTCACATATAGCCCTTCTATTCAAGGATTTGATTATTTGACTCAACAATTCTGGGTTAAAACGACAGCTGGATTAACTGGCACTCCAACGGGAACATTAACTATCACTACAACTGGTCGTGAGAATGAACCATTATATTGGGTTGATGACCGTGGGTTTAGAGTCACTTCAGACACTGTTGGTGCTTTACCTGTCACTGGTGTTCAAGAAGAAGAAAGACTGAACGAAAGTAAGCGTCGTATTAAACTAATTTCTCCAGGTGTCATTGGACAGATTCTGAAACAATATAAAGACTTGATGTAATGCAATCAGCACAACAGTTGAGATTTGCAGGTGATTATAACCTGAACAAAGTACAGATAGTTACCCAGAAGGGTTTCTATCAGGACATTAGCAATCAAGTGATTGCTATTCAGTATTTCGAAGATTTATTTTCTCCGTTCATCACAGGAAGCATTGTTATCAAAGAATCTTTAGACTTGATTAACTTGTTTCCATTTATCGGCGAAGAATATCTTGAGTTAGATATTAGTACACCAACCTTTGATGAGAAATTTAACATCAAGGGTAACTATTACATTTACAAACTGACCGACAGAGAATTACTTGGTGACAGAGCAGTTGCTTATCAGTTACATTTTATCTCTGTTGAGGCAATTGTGGACAGAAACAAAAAGGTTAGTAGAACATTCGGCGATAAAGTATCTGCTCTAGTTGAACAATTCTGTACCAATGAAACATTTGGTTTACAAACAAAAAAGAAAGTGTTTGTTGAGGAAACTATCAACAAGTTAAAGTATACTTCTAATTATTGGTCACCAACTAGAAACTTAAAGCATTTAACTGAAAATGCTGCTAACATGAACAAAACTCCAAATTATGCTTTCTTTGAAAATAGAGATGGGTTCTATTTTGTGAGTTTGGAATCATTATACGAAAACAAACATATCCAACAAGAGTTTGTTTATGACAAGTATATGAGAGATAAAGTTCCAAATG